ACTGATTCATAACTCTTCTCATGGCAGTTCTATAAGTTTCTCTACCTTGTGTAACACTTGTAATAGCCTCATCAGTTACTTCTTGATAAATCTTTGATACATCTGTGAAGTATTTATTACCATCCTTATCTTTTCGCATAAAGGCAGTAGTTTGTGACATGTTGCCATACTCTCCAGCTGTAACTTTTGCTATTGCCTTTACTTGCTCTTGTAATAACTTATTTTCTGCATAAGGAATGAAATCCAAATTCCTATATTCATAAAAAGGCTTATAAAATATCTGATCATGTTTAATAACTTCTTCAAATATCTCAAATATTTCAGATACATTCTTATTTGTCATTTCAGATACTTTTTGTGCAATCTCTCTTATATCATTTCCATACTTAACTGATTGCAATATTTCTCTTGCCTGTGTTGGATTCAAATTTCCTATAGTATTTATCTGCTCAGCTAGTTTTATAAGTAAATAGGAATTAAGTTTTTCTGCTCTATTAGCTAATCTTTCACTTAATCTTTCAATAGCATCTTCGCTTAACATTTACTATTCTCCAACCAAATCTTTAATTGATGTACTTTCGGATTTTATTCTTTCCATTTCTTCTCGTGCTGCTTCTTCTGACATTCCTCGTGCTTTCATTAAATAAGTTAATTTACTCATTAATCCAGCATTAAAATCTTGTCTATATTGTTCTTGCAATTCTTCGTCTGATACTAAGAATCCATCTTTATCTGTTAAGTTAATAGCATCTTTTTCATTAACATTTTCACCAAATAGTAATCTACCTAGTAATAAGATACTTCTAGCAACTCCAACAACATAACTATTAAGTGCTTTTCTATGCTTTTTAGCATTTGAAACTAAATCTCTATTTTCTCCTAAATATTGAGTAGCTGTAACTACTGTTCCATTCTCAAATTTATAATATCCTTTTCCTAATCCTATTTTAAATGAATATAAATTTAATGCTAAATTAATATTTTTTTCATTATCATCCATTCGCAAATCTGGATTGTGTTCTTGAATAAGCGCTTTATCATTAATCGTTTCTGCTTCATCTGATAACACCTGGAATTGTTGCTTAGTTAAATCATCTGGATAAATAGGAATTTCTTCTGTATATTCTTCTCCATTTTCGTCTTTTCTTTTAACTAATACATATTTTATTAATTTTCTATTATAGAAAACTTTTTTACCACCAAGCACTCCGTCAGTAACATAATTGTTATAAGCAATATCGCAACTCTTTAATTGATCTATCGCATTAGCATAAATACTTAATCCTAATCCATTATTATATTTTTTGTTATTAACTATTTTAGGTGATAATAGGCTGAATAGCGGAATATTGCTATGAGTATTGTATTCTTTCAATATTCCTTCTCTTTCTACCTCTGTACCATTACTATCTAAATAAACATTCCTAATAATGTATTCATTATTAATTAATTCATGAGTTTCAATATAGTAAATCTCTTTATTGTCTTCCTTAATAGTGGAGACAATAGCTAAATCAACTATCTTCCCATGTTCAACTTTTAATGGAACAATTTGCTTTGCTGGTACATCAATAAGTTCCATTTTAGTACTTTCATTTGCTAACAATACTTTTTTCTTTTTATCAATAATAGCATCTTTAACTCTTGCTACGGTTGCCACTGTACTGCTCCAAAAGGCATTCTCTATATTATCTGGAATTTTATCGTAAAAGCCTAAATTCTCAAGCATCTTATCTAAGTATTCCTGATTGTCTTTACTATCAGCAATAATATTATCCCTCTCTGTAAATAATATACTACTCCAATCCTCACAACCTTTTTTAGCCATACCTAATTTATATAGTTCTCTTTCAATATTATTCTGATCATGGTATTTATGAAATTCACTAACAGTTCCATCATACCATTCTTTCCAGATTGAAACATTTTGATAGTATTTTGTATCAACATTGTAACCTTTCTCTTTTAAATATTTTAAAACAACACTATTCTCATCCATACTCTAACCTCCAATCCTCAACAATTGTTTGTAGTACTTCTCTATTCCATAATTATTGGAATCTAATATATCTATATCAGATGTTCCATCATCCAAATATCTGTCGTCTTCCTCTTCTGGATCCTGTACTGCATCTTGAAAACCTCTAATGATTTCCTCTGTCTCCCCTCTCATAAAATTAATCCTATCCTGCATAAATAGAATTCCCCATAAATGAATACGACTAGGTATTTCTATCTTTTCACTTGGATATATAGGTATATGTAAACCATTCTTTGTTAAAACCTTTCTTAAAAATTCAATTAATTCAGGTTCTGCACTATCGCAGAATATGCAATCTATTAATCCAAATTTTTTTATTACATACTTAACATGATTTATAAATCCCTTTTCTAATTTTGCTAAAGCTTGACCTATTCCAAGAGAGTCTTGAACTTCTTCACTATCTGGAGTACATTCTTCTTTATCACTGCGTAAAACGGTTATTTTACTATAATCTCTTGCAATTCTTTGTGAACAAAAAGCATGAGCTGAACCATTCTTTCCAAAGTCAACACCAGTAGTAATGAATCCAGGAACTGCTCTATCTGTTAAGTAACGATTTTCATTGTTTGCTATTTCACCAAACAAGATTCCAGCTGACGCTATTCGTAGTCCTAATATATCTCTTTTATACCATATAGACTTTTTATCATAAGTAGACAAAGTCTTTATCAACTTTTTATCTGATACTGATAAATTATTAAAAATATTAAAATGGCCATAGTTATAACCATAATCTTTATCTTTAATTGCCATATCTTCGTGAAATTTTAAAAATTCTTTGTAATACCAATGGTTAGGTGGTTTAGGATTTAGATCATGAAAGATTTTTCTATCACTACTTGATAAAGTTCTGTCCATAACTTCGTTTAAAAATTTTTGATGACATTCGTTTGCCTCTGTAATATATGCCATGCCATAAGTATTACCTTTTATATACTTCTCATCACCATCTTTTGCACCACCACTAATGAGAAGTATTTTTTCCCCTGTTAAGGTATAAATAAACAATGCATCTTTATTTTTATACTTTCCTTCTCGACATCTTCCATAAAAATAGTTTTCAATACCGTGGCCATCACAATCAATAACATTTAACTTAGCACTAGAAATAGATACACCAGCTATTAAATGGAGTTTATCAGGATGGTTCTCTAGTGCTATGCAGAAAGCTAATGAATTAATTACATTCTTTCCTCCACGTTTTCCACCTTCGGCCACATTTAGCCAGCAATTTTGGCAATTCTTTATATACTCACTAGAATGCTCATCAAAAGGTGCATACTCATTCATTAGAATCACCTTCTTCTAAAGATTCAGCAGTTCTAACTGGTTTAGGATTATTAATTAACTGCGCTACATTAACAAGTTGATTATTTAATGTGTTTGGATTTTCTTTTTCTTGAGGCTTATCTCTCCACTTATCGGGTTTTCTATTCTTCAACCAAGCCATTGCTGCTCCAACGTCTGGAGCAACTTGTTTAGTTACTGCTTTAGTAACCACTCCATATTCTTTAGTAACTTCATCATAGGTATATCCTAATGCCCTTTTCAGCAGTGCATTTTCAACTTCATAGTCTACCACTTCTTTTCCTTTTTTTAAGGCCTCCGAAATATCAGAGAATCTCTTCTTCCAATCGTAAAAGGTAGAGGTAGTTATTCCCATATTATTGGCTATTTGTTCATCCGTTAAACCATCTCTAGCCCAAGCAGTTATTAAAGTTAATTTATCAGCTTCTAGCCATTCACTATACTTCGCCAAGAATATACCTCCCTTCTCTTAAAGAAAAAAGAGCAAGGACTCTTATCCTGGCTCTTTGGCTCTGTTTATTTAACTTCACTTATTATTTGTAATAATTCAGTCTGAACTCCTTCTGCTTGTTTAAATTTCACTTTAAAATCTTTTTCAGTTTTAATGTTGTCTATATTGTCTATGTTCGTTTTAAATAAGCATAACAGAGCGTTCATCTTTTTTATGTCATTATAATATTTTTCTTTTATTTTTCTTTCAATTCTATCTAAAAAGTCTAATTTATCTTTCATTAGTTTCTTCTCCTTTTACAATTATTATACTACGATTTAATACTATATACATATCATTTTTCTTTACTACATCATAGTTGGATAATATTGCAGTCGCGCTTTCATTGTTATTCATATAATCTAAAATAGTAGTAGTTTTATCACCATATTTATTATAATATTTTTCTAAATTATCATTGTACTTCTCGAAATTTCTATAATGTTGTTCTAGCAAATCATCATGTTCTATAATTTTAGCATTTTTGGGAATAGCTATTTCAATAGTTTTTCCATATTGACTAGCTGCTTTTTCGTCTAATATGGTATAATGTCCTACACCATACTGTATACCACCATTACCATATTCATTATTACCATATTTAAATTGTTCTATATATTTTTCTGCTGTTTTTTCCGAGTCATGGAAACCTCTGTGAACTTTTATATAATCTTTATCAGATAGTTTATCAAATTCATCCTTATTTAAAACTTTAGGATTTCCATTAAAATTATTTCTTTCTTGAAAAAATAAGCACAATTCTTTATCATAATTATTACTATTTTCTACAATATCATATAATTTATCTTCATTCTGTCTAATATAATCTATTTGTTCATCCAATGTTTTTAAATCTTTTAATTTATTTTTATTATTATTATCAAACTTTCCACTTTCTTTCATGCTTCCAGAAAGTCCTAGATGCTGATAGATCTTAATCCTTTTACCAGATACATTTCTCCAACAATAATTTCCTTTTTCATCATTTAATGGATATACAGTATTCATGATATCACCTCTTTTATCGTTATGAATACTATCAGATGCAATAGTGACCAATTATTGCACCTAATGCTATTCATAAAGAATAGCAAATTTAAAAAGGAGTTTAGTGACAGGAATAAGGGAAATATACGAAACCTCATTCCTATCTAAACTCTATCACATGATTTAAAAAACATTTACACTATCCATCAATTTTCTCTACAAATAATGCATTTTTATTCTTTTTTCTTTTCTTAAGTTTTCTTTTATATGTTGGTGTTGATAAATAGTAAATCATTCTTTTGCTAACGTTCCTCTTCTTTGCTAATTCGTCAGCCGTTCCGATGTCTATAAATTTATCACCTTTATATAAGGCATACTCTGCCTTTGCCAACTGTATCACCTCTATTTCATCTCTAATAAGATTCTTTGAACTAAACAAGCTCTATAATTAAACATATAATCAAGTTGCTTATACATAATATCTATTTTATCCTTTTCCTCATTTACTGGTTTATTATCTATAGATTCTAAATACACGCTTAACCTTTCGATTTTTGCAACTAATAAAATTAATTCGTCTAGCATTCTTTCCTTATAGCCTTCTTTTTGTTTCATCTAATATTCCTTCTTTCTATCTAAATTATCTAAATTAATCTTTTTTTCACATCTAACACATTTTACTACTTTATATTGTCTGCTGATCCATCTAAATAATGAAAATTTACCACAGTATGGACATCTCTGATGAGTTGATTTACCATATCTATCTTTAATGTCTTTTTTTTCTTTAGCTCTTGCTGCTTTTCTTAATACACTCACTTACTTCACCCTTTCCACGCTCAAAATTTTTAATACATAATATAATTTTCCTAGTTCTGCTCCCCATTCTTCTTTACCATACCCTTTTGTTAATATCACTCCACATTTAATTGTGGGGCTATTAGAAGAATAACCATTTCTAAATAATATATAATACCCATTACCATCAAAGGCTTTGCAAAAGTTTACTTTACGTTCTAATCTTTTTTCATAGTATGGTTTTATTTCTCGATATTCCTCTTTTTTTTCGCCTGATAAAATCATATCAAACCATTTCTTTTTAATCGGAAGTGTTAACATCTTGTGCCTCATCAATTATAATAAATAATAAAATACCAATATTTCCTATACACATAAACATAGTTTCAGCAATCATTGTGTTTGTGTTGTCTCCTGAAAACATTAAACATATCATATTACTTGCAATAAAAGTAATAACAAGTAATGTATTTACGACTGCCAAACATTTTATTAAAACTTCTTTATTTATCATCTTTCTCCTCTTTTATTCTAGTAATGTGAGATACTCTAAAAAGTATATTGTTGCCATTATAGGGAATAATTTCATACCAATTTTTGCACATATAATGGTCACATTTCTGTAAATATCCTTTCATTATAGTTCCATCAAATAACTTAACTTCTACTTTCTTTCCTAAAAAGGATTCTAGTATTTTTCTATTTATCTTCATTGTTTTTCTCCATACCTTCATTTATTATTTTTAAAATGTGAAATCCATCAACACAACAATCTTCACTGTATTCATCTTCACTCAAACTTTTATAAGTTCCAATATTAGATTCACAATATCTTTTTATTTTTTCTAGTGATTTTTCTAAATCAATGATATACTCAATGATTTCATCACAAGTGGAATCATCTAATGTAATATCTCCACAACAAGTTATTCCTGTTGGTGTTGATATTCT